TCTTATTCCCAGATACACCACCAAATATGCTACCTGAAACCAGTGCATTAAAAATGTATGAACCCGTATCAACATAAGTTTCTGTTTCGTCAATATCAGATGCTAGTTTGGTGTAGTCATCACCAATCTCTTTTACAATATCTTTAAGAAAGTCCATTACTTTTTTCCCTAATCAAGTAGTTAATTTTATAAGACCAAAGTTTAGCATAAATTTTACTATTAGTTTTTCTCAATATTTCAATTATTTCGTCTAATTCTTTTTCGGAAAGAGGTAGTTTCATCATCAAGAAAAAAATGATTCAAGGTTTGCAGTTTTTTCCACATTCCACCCAACGGCGTCGAGAATAATCCTAAGAGGTTCTAGAAATGCTTTCTCAAATTGTAAATCATAATCAATGTATTTGTCAAGATTCAATTCCTTAGGAAATTCTTGAATAAATGATATTACGTTTTCGTAAATAATATTCGGTTTTTTAAGATAAACAAATTTTATTTTTTCCCCATTCTGAATAAGAGAGTATTTGCCAGTCAACTTATGCTTCTTCACATAATGATTGAATAAAAGTGCTCCCCTAACGTGAATTGGAGTTCCCTTAATATAAATGTCAGAAGAGGAGGTATACTTACGAACATCTGATGCAGAGCGAGGGAACGCAACTTCCTCTGGAGGAAGAGTTTTGAATTTCATTCTACATTTATCAATGAAATCAATGACATCATCTTCACTACCACTCATCATTATTTTAAAGGTTTCCTTAAACATACTACGACATGGTGCAGGTGTAGAAGATTTGATTGCCTCAATACCTTTGATTTTCAGTTTAGGTTCTTCGTACCTAACACCTTCACTGTCCCATACACTCAGAATATATCGCTTCTTTGCGGTCCAGATACCACGTTCGGCAATACACTCGCGCTTCATAAACATCTTTTGATCGTATGCATTCACATACTCAGCCAATTCTTGGTAAGAACCTTCAATATACTTTTCAAGTTCCATCTGACAGATCTTATCAAGGAATGAAACAATGCCTTCAGTAGTTTTCGTTCTTCCTTCGAATATACGGTCAACCAAAGGACCCATATTAATGTAAAGAGAATCAGTATCTGAAGCAATAACATAATCTTCACCTTCCGTCTTTAATATTTTATTCAAATAAGAATTCATGGAATTCATAATCCATTGAATAGATACTTGCCCAGAAAGAGTGATTGCCTCAGCATTCGCCAATTTAAAGTAACGAAAATACTGATTACCAATAGCACCATAGGCAGAGTTGAGTTGAATCTTACGTGCCATCTGAATGTTATTACAGCGGGCAATCTCTTTGACCAATTGTTTGTTTTTGGTCTTTTCATACTCTTGCTCGGCAGCAAGCATCTTCTTCTTAAAGATTACACGTTCATTATAGATTTTCTCCATCAACTCAGGAAGAAATCCACGAACATCCTTACGGAACATTGCACCATTAGCACAAACTGCATAATCTTTATACATCTCAAAGGTGAGATCCTTATTAAGGATTTTATCCACATTTACAGATGGATGCTTTTCATCCATGAGAGTTTCTGGAGAAATATTATACTGCATGATTAAGTGGGGATATAGTGAGTTCAAGTCAAAACTCACGACCCAATCATAAACCCCAGGAATTGGTTCTTTTACATAAGCGCCCGCGTATTTTTCTTCTTTTTCCGACCTGACTTTTGGTGGAATGACAATGTTTCTCTTTTTCAGGTAATTGTAGATAATAGTATCCCACATCCTAACCTGAGAAAACACATCAGCATAATTAACCTTAGCGTCATATGCCATCGTTAACGCAAGTTCAATCAACTTCATCTTGTCTTCCATTCGGTCAACAAGTTCCACGTCAACAATGTTATATTCAACAAACTTCTGCCATCCTTTAGTATAGAAATCCTTAAAGGTATCAAACTCAGAGTGGTCTAGTTTTTTCTGACCCAATTCAACTTCAGCAATGTAGTCTAGACGATAGGATTCCTGTGCTTTATAAGTAAACTTTTTATAAAGATTAAGATAATCAAGTTGAGTGATTCCACCTACATCATATGAAGTATGTTTGCGTCCAGAAATGTATATTTCACTTTCAGTCACAAGTCCCCAAGGAGACATGCGCTTCATGAGTTTCTCACCAAGCACTCGGTCAAGTCTCCGAACAAGATATGGAATATCGTATAGTTCAATGTTCCACCCAGTCACTACTTCAGGTGTATTCTCTTCAATCATCCACCAGTTGATGAAATCATTTAAAAGATCATATTCAGTAGAAAATGAACGGTAGATAACATTATCTTGTTTATTGTTAAATGGACCTAATCCCCAAGTGCGAATCTGTTTAGTTGCATAGTCTTGAATAGTAATCAGTAGAATTTCTTCTGATGCAGACTCCACATCGGGGAATCCATTTTCCGATGCAACCTCAATATCAAGAGTAGTTACTTTGATTTTATTGATATCAAATTTAATTTCATCTTCAGAATAAGTGTCTGAAATATACTGATAGATATATCCGGTATTTCCGTAGATTTTGAAATTTTCTACGTTCTCATATTTTTTAATAAACTCGCGACACTCTCTAACTGTACCAGGTTTAATTTCTTCTACTGGTTCTCCACTCAGAGTTTGATACTTTGTACTTTTATTTGTAGGAACAAAAAGAGTCGGGTAAAACTTCTCACGGGTCATAAAGTGCTTACCACCTTCATAACCACGAACCAAGAAGTGATCCCCGACCATTTGAACGTTTGTGTAAAATCGCAAACTCATTCTTTAATAAGATCCTCGTATTTTTCAAGTAGAGTGGGGGTTGGATCGGCAAGAGTAAGAATCTTATCCGAACTCATCATAAACGTATTTTCTTTAGTGTAACCACAAAGAAATGGTTCCATTGTTTTGTCACTCTTAATAACAAAGGGACTGACTAGTTTACAATCAGGCTCTCCAATATCAGCACCAACTTCTTCAATCTGACTGATCAGTATCTGGTTGTTCATTAGTGCTAGTATTTTCGTCAGTTTCTTTTCCATAATTAGTCACATCTCTTTCGTAAATTTCTTTAAGATCTTGAAATGGGGCAACAAAAGTCACTACCCAATCCATAGGAACCAACACATCTTCATCAGAAGAAAATGGAATCCAAGGAAATAAATTGATACTTAATCTTTTTTGGGTTGACTTACTCTTATCTAAAATGCTACGAGAAATAGGAACAACATCCTTAACTTCAACCACACAAGGTTTTGATAGGATATATCCAATCATCCTCTCATCTTTAATCATTTCACTGATATCGGAAATAACATACTCACCCGATCTCAATAGTGCTAAACGTACAGACATAGTAATCGCATACCTCCTTGGTATTATAGCAAGAAAAAAAGGAGGAGTCAACCTGGATTTTGCCAGGTGCTCCTCGCGCCGACGATATTCAATGCTATTTATAGATAATCTTTCCTCTTATGGTGGTCAGGAACAATCTTTCTTAGGTTGACAGAGAGGAGTCCGTCTTCAAAGGATACATCTGCGACTTCTGTGTCATCTGCCATTGTCCATGATCTTTTGAAAGATCGTTGAGCCAGTCCCTTATGGACGTAGTTGGTGTCGGATTCCTTATCCTCTTTTTGTCCTTCGACGAATAATTTCCCATCTTGTGTATAGACATAGACCTCATTCTTCTTAAATCCAGCAAGAGCGAGTTCAAGTCGTGATTCTACGTTGCTTACTTGAACTAGGTTATATGGGGGATAGTTGGAAGTTGTTTCGTGAAGATGAAACAATCGATCAAAGTATTCATCCATACCAATGCTATTGCGAGTAATCCTCTCCATCAGAGCAGGAAGATCTGCAGCAGTATACCTTGTGAGGTTGTTCATTATGGTAGCTCCTTTAAAAGCGAGTTTGTGTTTTGTGGACCCTTACGGCATCCAATACTAATTATACAAGAAACGAAAAAAAGAGGTATCGGTAAAACCGAACCTCTTTTTAGGGTGTTCCGACTTTTGCAGAGACCGCACGAAAAGAGTCTCACATCTATTTAGTCAATATGTCTCATACGATGACAATTAGCACAAAGAACTATACAAGTAGATAGTTCTTCATCAATTCTTTTTATACTCCAAGTTTTCATCCTACCAACATTAAAATTATCATCTTTTACACTGGGGTCTAAATGATGAAACTCCATTACTGGTCTCGGATATAATTTGCCACAGTCCCGACAAGGCACATCTTTTTTTGACTGAACATACTCTCTGTGTCTTTCTCTTCTTTTTTTAATGTCTTCTCTCATATGAGACTTTTGTGGTGTCCCTTTTATTTATAAAAAAGAGACACCTAAAGTATCTCATTCGGATTCTACACCCTTTCCTTTCTTACCAATGTTATACTTTTGCTCCAAGATCCAATCACCCTTGTCCTTATAGGAAAGAACTTTGATTTGATTCAATGGAGCAATGTCAGAAACTTGGTCCTGATTTACAACACTAATAAGTCCCCAATCAGCAAGCAAACGAGCAATACGATTACGACGCTGAACATCGTTTACCGTAAGATTTGCGTGCTTACCGTCAAGGGCAAATAGTTCCTTAAAGTGAACAATGAAATATCTACCTTGCTTATGTAAAATATGGCAAGACTGATAGAGTTTTTTCTCCTTTCTCGATGCAACTCCGATGCGGGTCAAAGTTTCACGAACTTTCAGAAAGTCATCAGGTTCATTAAGAATTACTTCTACCATTTGGTCCTGAGACCATTCAACAGTAGGTTCTACCGTAGTAGTCATTTTGATCCTCCAATATCAAGTCGTTTTTTAATAAAGTTAATCTGTTCGTTTGTCAGGATTTTCAGTGCTTGAGATGCTTTTTCATTACTATAACCATAGTATTGTTTTACACATTCTAAGTCTTTGATTTTATCCTTACGGAGCCAGGGAGAAAATCTCTTCCTTTTCCTGAGACTATTTAGATAAAAAGAATATTGCATATCTTTATCAAGATGGTGATTCATATTCATTTCATTTGCGAAAAGAACAGAATCAATCTGACCAGACAAACATTTATTAATAATATATGAAGGGTATTCTTTAATGTCTTCAGACAAATCTTCTTTAGTAAAGTTAATCGAATTTAACCAATCTTTGAGTTCCATTATCGTATAATTTGAATTTCATCATCATCAGTCCAGAGTTCTACTTTACTCCTGAACCTACCCTCTTGCTTGAGTTTTTCGTAACGCTTAGTTGCTTTCTTTTTCCACCACGAAATGATATTTTCCAAATAAAACTTATCCCAATTTGGACCGCGAATAAGATCTTCTTGTTCTCCAAGAATTACTTCACGAACATTTGAATACCCATAGTCACAGATATAAAATCTTTTCTTTTGAGTAAGAGTAAATGCAGCATTAATCACCTCATTGAACTCAACAAGTTTTTCTTTGTCTTGAAGCGAGTTGCGAATAATAGAAATCATCTTGGTCTGTCGCTTCATCTTTTTTGAGGACGCTTTATTATCAGTAAGAGGAGTATTGTTATTAAGAAGAGTAAATCTATCATGCAGAATGTGAAATGCTTCGTCGTGAAGAAGAGGCAGAAACTTACTTTCAGTTAGACCTTTATATCTCATAAATGGTTTCAAACCATCATACTGAGACGCATCTGTCGTTGAACCATACAGCGATGTGGTTTCAAACAAAGCAATATCCTTTTCAAACACCCCATTAAGAGTTTCCCTTGCGTAATGAGAGCAACAAAGAAGTGCAAGAAGTTTTCCACCAAGATAGTTGTATCCAAATGGTTGAGATGGAACAATCACAAATCCCATTGCAGCATGGCGATTAAAAATAGAAAGATTTGGTGGTTTTCCCAACCACTCG